CGCAGGCAAGTATGTTGACTGCGAATGTGTGCCTGCTTGTATGGAATGTGACATGCTTGTCTATCATTGCAAACTCACTCCATACCTTGATATATGATTCTGTGGTAGCCATGCTGTTCGGCAAATCAAACACAAATTCATTTCCGTCTTTTCTTGGAGGAAGAAGGCCTGCGGCTTTCTTGTTGAGTGGTAAGTAGAGCATTGACTTGGTTTTCTGCATCTTCTTCTCCACCACCAATCCATCCTTGACTTGTTTGATGTGTTTCCATTTGAGTTGCAATAAATCAGAGTATCTTAAACCACAGAAGCAAGCAAACAGGAAAGCTCCTCTTATGTGATGGTACTTCCATGGGGATGGGGCATCCATCAATCTCCTGAGCTCCTCCTCAGTCAGGTACTCTCTTTTGCTGTCGTATTTCTTAGGCCTCTCGGAAGCTGCCAGTTTCTTGGTTGGGTTGTTTGGTATCAGTCCTTCCCTGACTGCGTTGTTGAGAATGTTGGCAACATAAATTAAATATTCATGTATGGTGTTCTGACTGAGTGTCCTTCCATGTGTTCCAGGAGTGGAGGATAGAAAGCCAATAAATCCTTTTATCCATTTTACATCAATGTCTTCAAGAGAAGTCTTATCGTCGTATTTCCTTACCCACATTTCACCGCATTTGTACCTTCTCACATAGTTCTTTGTCCTGACAGTCTTGACTCTCTCTATTTCAGAAGCGATATAATCGGCAAAAGATGTTTTTGGCTTGTCATTGTTTGCATTGAAGAACGTGCTTTTGTTAGCTTGTAGACTCAGTAGCCTTTCCGACCTTATGGTTTCAGCAAGCTCCAATGTTTTCCTGTTCTGTTCTTTTGATTTTGGTGTATGCTCAGGGATGAGGTAGAGCTTCAAATACTCTCTTCTCCTGCTGCCCCTGTTATAAATGTCCAAATATAAACTATAGTTGCCGTTGGATATTTTCTTTTTTCTAAGTTTGACAGGACTCTTATCTATATTTTTCTTGCTCATGACAATATACTCTCGGGGGACAAACTGGGTGACAAACGGGGGACAAAAAAGGGACAAAAAGTTTGTCTCTTGAGGTATACGAGAAAAGTGTGATTTTTGTCAAAAAGTAATCTTTCTTTTTTCAAGCTTCTGATAATCAGTCTCTTTGGGTTTGTGCTCATCCTTGCCTTGAGCCAGGATGCTGTGTCTTGAATTTTTTTGTACATAGTATTCATGTAAAATACAAGTTGTTGAGGTTCAGTTGGTTATGAATTTATGTGCTTGCTTGGGTGACAAAGCAGGGACAAAAGTGATGGATTTTTGGGTTTTCAATGGTTTGGAAATAGGGGTGTTTATTTGGGTTTTAGAAGTCACAAAGGTAAGGCTTTAATTCTAAATGAAATGTTAAAGCTGCGCAAAATAATGTTAATGGAATTATTATCGAGAGTTAATAATTGTCTTATACGCATGTTAGGGATAAATTTGCATTAGTGACAAGCAAGTCACTAAATACACTATTAAACCTTCAAATCTATGAGCAAAGGATCTGAATCATACAACGATGACCCTGTTTACTACTGCAAGCGTTGTCTGTCTTTGGGCATAAGGCAAGTGCCTCTTATGAAAAACCTGGACTACTGTGAGGACTGTGGGGCAGTTGACATAGGAGTGACCGACATAGAGGAATGGCAGAAGATGTACAGGAAGAAATTTGGGTGCAATTATATCGAAAGAAAATAAGAATCATTGTTAACTATTTAATATATCATTATTATGGCAGAGAAAAGAATGAATGCGAAAGCAAACGAGAGTAAGCCAGAGAAACTTACTTATGAACAATTGGAGCAGATTGCCAATGAACTGAATGGCAGGTGCCAGCAACTGTACCAGGAAGTGCGCAGGCTGCAAGCTGAAGTGGCAAGCTTTGATGGTGTCAACATGCTGTTGGACATCATCTCCCATGGAGAGTACTTTGATCCTTCTTTTGTGGAGCGCTGTGCACGGAGAATCCAGGATGATGTCACCGCTGAACTTGACAAGGCTGAGAAGCAGGAAGATTCCTCCAATTAAGGTTGTCGCTCATGGAAAATGTGACCAATCTTATCAGGATCAAGTCCAATTCCAAGTTGAAGATGTCTCCTGAGGGGGACTTCTTCAGGGCTTGGGTGGAGTTCTTGAAGCCCGTGCACAATCTCACCAGCAGGGAGATGGATGTACTGGCGGCATTTTTGAAGAAGAGGTATGAGCTGAGCAATGTCATCATAGATGCAGACACTTTGGATACTGTGCTGATGTCTGAGGGAACAAAGAGGGAAATCAGGGAAGAATGTGGTGTTTCAGCCAAGCATTTCCAGGTTATAATGAGCACATTCAGAAGGAATGGCGTTGTGGTGAACAACAAGATATACCTGAACCTCATCCCATCAGTCAGCAAAGAAGGAGCGGGGCTCATGATTTATTTCAGTTTCAAGGATGAACAGCTCGTTAAATTGGGCCCTCAGGCAAACCGCAAGAAAACTATGTATTGATGTCAGGGATGTTGAAAGGATATACAGGAGTTATTGGAAGTTTGTCAAGGAGCACATTGCCTCAATACCATTGCGTGAACTCTCTGAAGAGGAGTTCAACGCCACTGACACCAACTTCAACGTGCCTTACATAGGCAAGTTGTATGTTGAGTATGACAAGATAGTGAAATACAACAATCAATTAAAGTACATACAAAATGTTAAAGTTAAGAAAAGTAACTCCAATAGGAAGCCAGGTTCTGGTGACTAAGAATCTTTATGGGTGGGATGACTTCGATGCTTTTGGCATTATCATACACAAACGCGGAGAACTCAAGACTTATCAGCAAGTGCTGGCTGTTGGAAAGGATGTTTCCTTTGTGAAGCCAGGTGACACCGTTGAAATCAATCTCTATAAATACGCCGTCTTCAAGGATGACAGCAATTCCGTGAAAGCCATGAATGACAATCCTATTGTCGAGCTTAGGCTGAATGAGGTTGAGATGGTGGATGCTGAAGAAGAACCTATTACCTGCATTATCATAGACCAGAGGGACATCCGTTATATCATGGATGATTTCGATGAAGTCACCTATGGCAAGGATGACAAGCTCATCACCGTGGAGAAGCCCAAGAAGAACCTCATCCTTCCTGATAACCGCATAAAGGTATGACACCATGAAGATGTTCAAGTATGAGGGATTCGAGGTAAAGGTAACTCCCGAGGCTTTGGTGCTTAAACCTTTCAAGAAGATATGGGACAGGGACAAAACAAAGACAAAGGAGCGTGCCATGAATGAGCTTGCTTTCCTTTATTTCTTCTGTGATGTAAGGTCTGATTATCAATATATATCCGATGATGAGTCAAGGATGGAGGCGGTGATAGAGGGAGTCGGTCTTCCCAATGGATGGGCTCCAGACCCACTGTTGGAAAAGGCCATCACATTCTACAAGTCCTTTGACACCAAGGCTTCCATACTGTTGAAGGTGGTGTCCGACGCTGTTGACAAAGTGCAGGATATAGTCAAGGAACTGGCCCCAAGCGACACCAAGAGCCTAAAGGATTACCTCACTGCGTTGAAACTTATACCTGAGGTGGCCACCATGATACATGACACTGAGAAAGCCCTCAATGAAGACAGTGATTACGGGGAGGCGAAAGGCTCCATAGAGAAGACATTGTTTGATGATGGTTTGGACGAGGTGGCTGAATGGACCAACCAACAGAAATAATTACTAAATTATATTAAACGGCTTTTCATATAGCTGTATTTTTATTATTTTTGCACTTGGGATTGGGAATTGCCCAATCCCTTTTTTATCTAAGCAAAAATAATATGAGTACACCTACATTGAACATCATCAAGGAAAGTTTTGAACATTGGTACAACCAGACGTTCTCCAAGACACCAGTATCCATTGTAATCAACTACAGTGACACACAGACCTTGTCCATCAAGGCCTACCATTCCATCAAAATGGAAGTGAGTGAGGTTTGCATCCAGGACAACCAGCCCGCAATCACTCCTCTTCTTGAGCTGCACGAGTATTACAACCATGGAGTCACATCTGAGCAAGAGGCCAAGGACGGGCTTACAAGGAAATTGCTGACAAGACTTTATGCTTTTGGCAGGCATTGATTGACATTTTGTTATGTTGTTAAAAGAGCGGACATTTTAGTTCGCTCTTTTTTAGTGGGTGTATAAAGGAAAAATTTACTTGTTTGCAGTGCGTTTTCCTTCTGGCTATTTTTGCAGTCAGAAGAAATTTACAAAAACTTGATATGGACAGAGCGTTAGAATGGATAATGGGTGTTTTGGGGGGCATCATAGGATGGTGTGTGGGGGTCTTTGAGCCCACATTCCCTCTGATATTGGTGGCCATAGGCTTCATAGTGTATGATTCATGGACAGCCTTTGAGCTTGGCAGGCGTGTCAAGAAGAGATACCCAGATAAAAAGAAGAGACCAGTTTACTATGAAAGCTACAAGGCATGGAAGATGGTTCCCACCATGATTGAAAGTTTTGTCATTATCCTTCTAATGTTCGCCGTGCAGAAGTGGGTTTTTGTTGATGTGTATGTTCCCCTGAGTTATGTGGCAACTGGAGTTATTTGTGGTGTGCAATTATTGAGTATCGCTGAGAACAAAGCTTCGTGTAGAAGGCCTGGAGACAAAGGATACAGGATATGGAAAGTGTTGGCCAAGGTTTTGATTGACAAGACGGAAAGGCACTTTGACATCAATCTTGAAGACTTGAAGGAGGAAGAAAAGAATGAAGACAATCCGTAAAGGCGATAAGGGAGAGGAAGTCGCGATTCTTCAAAGGGCTTTGGGAATTACAGACGATGGCATCTTTGGTCCTGCTACTGAAAAAGCTCTGAAGGCTTGGCAGAATGACCATGGGTTATTTCCAGATGGCATAGCGGGACCAAAGACATGGACTGTCATAGAATATGGTGACAACAGTAATCTCACCATTACACCTGGATACATCAATACACATATTACAAGATGTATTAACAGGCCTATAAAGTACATAGCTATCCATTACACTGCTGGAAGTACAAGCAAGGCAGGTTCTGCCATGAACACCAGGAGTGTGTTTATCTCCAGGAGGGCAAGTGCTGACTATGTGGTGGACGATTCTCAGATAGTTCAAATAAACCCAGATCTCAGAAATTATTATTGTTGGTCTGTAGGAGATGCAAAGAACACATCCTCAGGAGGAGGAAGACTCTATGGCAAAGCTACCAACAAGAACACCGTCAGCATAGAAATGTGCTCCACCCTGAAGAAAGGCACCTCTGCATTGGTACCCAACCATGAGGGGTGGTCTGTCACTGACAGTGTGGTAGACAATACATTGAAGCTTGTTAGGTACTTGATGCTCAAGTACGATATTCCAAAGGAGAATGTAGTCAGGCATTATGATGTTTCCGGGAAAATATGCCCCGGCATACTCGGCTGGAACAATGCTCCGATTTACACTATCACTGGAAAACAGACATCGGAAAGAAGCAAGAGTGACAAGTGGCAGGAGTTCTGGGAAAGGATTTGATATGGGGTGCAGGAGATGTAGCTTTTGGTCGCAGTTCTATGGGTTCTGCAGACTGTCCGATGAGAGATACAATAACTTGGAAGATAAAGTAAAGAGGCCTACGGGCAATCCTATCAACTGTCCTTATTACGAAAAGAAAGCAACATGACAAAAAGAAAATGGAATAAAGGATTTCTCTGGTTGGGAATTATGTGGGGCATAATACTTCTGTGTTTCTGCTTCATGTCATGCAGGACAAAGTATGTCTCTGTTCCAGAATATCATACCGAGTATGTGAATAAGGAAGTGCATGATACCTTGAAAGAGTGCCTATTCCAGAAAGACAGCATAATTTTCTATACCAAGGGAGACACGGTTTACAGGGACAAGTTCCAGATTCTGTACAAGGATAGGTACAATGTTGTGGAAAGAACGGATACAATGATAAAGACGGATTCCATAAGGGTTCCTTATCCTGTGGAGAGGAAACTTACCAAGTGGGAATCCGCAAAGATGGCAATAGGCGAGATAACCGTGATTGTGTTGTTCGTCACCATTGTGGTTGTCACAGGATGGTTCCTGTACAAATGGAAGATTAGGAAATATTAAATGCGAAGGCTTAATGGAAGAGGAAAGAGAATATCAAGACATCGAAGTCAACAAATACCAGACAGCTATAACGAAGGAATTGCTGTCTGCCTACCCCAAGGAAGTCCAAAGGGACTTCTGGGATTTTGTGCTCACAGTTCCTTTCATCAAGAACCTCATATCGCCGAAAAGACAGTATGCAAAGGACAGGCCAAGGGATGACAAGGGAAGGATAGTTGTAGACCTCGCCAACCCACACATCCTTGAAGACATGGATTATTTCAGGCCAGCTGCCTTGAAGTACATGAAGGATGGAAGGTACACTGACATGAAGCCCAACAAGAATCCCAATTCCCCTTATGGGAGATGGCTGAGGGAAGAGATAAGAAGATGCTGGGAAGGTTATGTGCGGCCTTCAGATGGTGAATGGGTGACGGGATACATGTATTTCTACCTGAACTATGTTCCCATGATGGTGACAAAGGCTGACAAGGACAGCAAGAAAAAGCGTGCTTCGAGAACTGAGGGGTTTCCTGAGGTGTGGGAAGCCACCTATTGGCGTTTTCACTATATAGACCAGGCCAGGAATGGAGGGTTGTACAATCACTTTGAAGGAGGTAATCATGCCGTGGAACTGAGCAAGCGTGGTAGTGGAAAGAGTTTCTGCCTTGCGGCTATCATGGCCCACAACCTGATTCTTGGGGAGAACGCCGAAGCACACAAGAGAACCACCACCATTCTTACAGCTTACTTGCGTGAGTATCTTGCTGAGAAGGATGGTACATTTTCAAAGTTCACTCCTATCAAGTCTTTCTTGGCTGAGAATATACAGTTCCCAAGAAGAATGCTCACGGATTCCCCCAACAAGATGTCCTGGAAGTCTGGATACAAAGACAAGTTCACGGGTGCTGACTTGGGTGACCAGAACATCCTTCTGGGGTTGTCTTCAAAGGATGATGTTTCCAAGATCAGGGGTAAGCGTGGTTATATTCTGTTTGAGGAGTTTGGCTCTTTCCCCAACCTCATAGACATCTACAACAACGTGAGGGATGGTATGAAAGAAGGTCCCTATGTGTATGGTTTGGCTTATCTTGTTGGTACAGCTGGTGATAGTTCCTCGGACTTCCATGGAGCTCAGGAACTCGTCTACAATCCAAAGGGATATGATGTGTATGCCATACCCAACAACTGGGACAAGCCAAACCAGGGAAGGCCATGGTTTGCTTTCTTCACTCCAGCCTACATCAACCTGAAAGGTTTCTTCAACAAGGACGGTGTCACTGATGTCATAGGCGGGCTTCTCTTCATTTTGACTGAGAGATACAAGGCCAAGTATGAAACGGGAGACCCAAGAACCATCATCAAGGTTGTGTCCAATATGCCTGTCACTCCTTCTGAAGCTATCATACAGGGAGGCATCAGCCAGTTTCCTGTCACTGACATTGAGAATAGGCTGTTGGAAATCAATGGTAATCCTAACTTCTACGACAATGTTTATGTGGGGCAATTGACTATCACAGACAACAAGGTGCAGTTTGTTCCCACCTCTGACTCTCCCATCAGGTATTTCCCGCACAAGGACAACAAAAATATGAATGGAGCCATAGAGATATTCGAGATGCCGCAAAAAGATGCCAATGGAAATGTGTATGATAATAGATATATTGCAGGTGCCGACCCTTATGACAATGATGAGAGTACCACTGTTTCCCTTGGCTCCATTCTTATTCTCGACTTGATGACAGACAGGATAGTGGCTGAATACACAGGAAGGCCTCCAATGGCAAGCGACTATTTTGAGATTTGCAGGAGGTTATGTCTGTTTTACAATGCAAGGCTGAACTATGAAGCCAACAAGAAAGGTTTGTTCGGACATTTTTCCACCATGAACTCCACATACCTCCTCACCGATGTCCTCGAGATTCTTGTGGACAAGCAGATGACAAGGCCAGGTGGTGTTGGGAACACGTCAAAGGGAACAAATGCCACAAATCCCGTCAATGGCTGGGCAAGGCAACTCATTACAAAATACTTGCTCACTCCGACCACCAGCATTGTGATGGAAAACGGGGAAGAAAAAGAAGTGGTGACACATAATCTTAATAATATCAAGAACAAGGCTCTCTTGCTGGAATTGTCCCAATGGAATCCATACAACAACTTTGACCGTGTGTCGGCCATGGGAATGCTGATGCTGTTGAGGGAAGACAGACTCAGGTTGATGGGAGGAAAGTACAGTGGGGAGAGGGATGATGTGGAAGATCCAGAGGATGTAGCCAATGATGATTATTGGAAGAACAATTACATTGATGGAAATGAGGATGCGTTTGAGGATATGGAGTATAAGGAAACTTAGGGGATGGAAGATAGTAAAAAAATAACCTGTTTGTAATAATAGGATTCCCTCGCTAATTTTGCAATAAATTACATAGTTATGGACATAGCGATATTCAGCGGTTTTCCGAGACAGCAACTTTCTTTCTCCCAGAAGGGGAAGAAGTGGAGCAAGCAATGCGTGGATTTTGCGGATAACAAGGGTTCCTCATTACATTATTCAAGGGTGAGGAAATCGGTTTTCCACAAGCAAGTCAACTATGACCTTGTGGACATGAAACTGCATCCGAATGATATTGCGTATGTGCTCAATCCAAATGGTCTCAAGGCAAACTTCATTCCAGATAACCTGCAGCATTATCCCACCATCAATGCCAAGTTGCAGTTGTTGCAGGGAGAAGCCATCAACAGGCCTTTCAATTGGCATGTTATTGTAACCAATCCAAATGCCATTGGGGAGATAGAGAAGCAGAAGAAGGAAATGATTCTGCAAAGTCTTCAGGCACTGGTGGAAAACCAATCAGTTTCTGACGAGGATTACCAAAAGAGACTGTCTGAGCAGAATGACTATTTCCAGTATGAGTACCAGGACATGCGTGAGGTGAGGGCCAATGAGCTTTTGCGTCACTACGACAAGCAGTATGATTTCAAGAACCTCTTTGACGCTGAAGGCATTATGGATGCCTTGATTGTCAAGGAAGAGCACTACCTTATAGACATTGTGGGAGGCGAGCCCACCATAGAGAAACTCGACCCCAAGAAACTGAGGGTGTTCAGGTCTGGAAACTCAAACAGGACTGAAGATGCCGACATGATTGTCTATGAGGACTACAAGAGCATAGGATGGGTGTATGACAACTACTATGATGTGCTCACGAAGAAAGACTGCGAATACCTTGAAAAAGTACAGTCTGGAAACACAGGAGAGAAGTCGGATGATGACATGTGGGATTACAAGAATGCTTACATGGATCCAGAGGTGGGAAACAACTTGGTCAACAGCCCGCACTTCTTCTCAACCCTTCTTGGTGACTATGGTTACTCTTCAACATTGCTTCCTTATGATGGTGAGGGCAACATCAGGGTTCTCAGGGTATATTGGAAATCAAGGAGGAAGATAAAGAAAATCAAGGGCTATGATCCACAGACAGGAGAAGAGGAATACCACTTCTATCCTGAGACATACCAACCCAACAAGATCCTCGGAGAGGAAGAGGAGATTTTCTGGGTGAATGAGGCATGGGAAGGCACCAAGATAGGTGATGAGATTTATGTTAACTTGAGACCGAGGCCCATTCAGTATAACTCCATGAGCAATCCTTCGAGATGCCATTTCGGTATTGTAGGGCAACTATATAATATAGGTAGTGGAAATAGTCCTTCATTGGTGGACATCCTCAAGCCTTACGCCTATCTTTATGATGCCACTTTGGACAAGCTTTACAAGCTTTTGGAATCCAACCTTGGCAAGCTCACCATATTTGATACTGCGTCAATCCCTGATACCTGGAAGGTTGAGAAGTGGTTGCATTTTGCCAAGGTCAATCATCTTGCTGTAAGGAACTCTTTCAATGAAGGAAAGAAGGGAGCTTCCACAGGCAAGATTTACGGAGCCATGAACAACAACACCACTGGTGTGATAGATGCTTCTGTGAACACAGAGATTTCATTCAACATACAGCTCCTTGATTGGCTTGACACACAGATGGGCAAGGCCAGTGGCATTTCCCCACAGAGGGAGGGGCAGGTGAGCAACAGGGAAACTGTTGGTGGTGTTGAAAGGGCCACATTGCAGTCTTCACATATCACCGAGTATATCTTCGCAAAGCATGAGAACCTGAAGAAGAGGGTGCTGGAGTGTTTTCTTGAGACAACCAAAATTGCTCTCAAGGGTGGCAAGAAGAAGTTTGAGTACATCACTTCAACGGGAGCTACCAAAATCATGGAGATAGATGGTGATGAATACGCT